TCCTGAACTGCAAATCAAAGTCATTGCAGCTAAGAAATCTCGCATCGAACGCGCTAAAAAAGAAAAGGAAAAAACAAATGGATGAACAACGCACTGATGAATGGTTTGCCGCCCGCTTGGGCAAAGTAACGGCCAGCAGCTTGCACAAAGTGTTGGCCAAAACCAAGACCGGCTATGGCGCTGATCGCGCCAATTACATGACGCAGCTTGTTCTCGAACGCATCACCGGCACGAAGACTGACTCGTACACCAACGCTGCCATGCAATGGGGTCTTGACCAGGAACCCTTTGCGCGGGCGGCATACGAAGCCCATACAGGCATTTTTGTGGATGAAGTAGGTTTCGTACCGCACCCCACGATTGAAATGGCTGGCGCGTCTCCTGATGGCCTTGTGGGTCAAGATGGCATGGTTGAAATCAAATGCCCTGACAGCAAAACCGCGCTTGAATGCTGGCTATCTGACAATCCCATCGAAGGCAAATACTTTGCACAGATGCAATGGCAGATGCGCTGCGCGGATCGCGCCTGGTGCGATTACGTGGTCTTTGATCCACGCATGCCCGCTAAAGCACAGCTTTTTATTGCCCGCGTCAAACGCGATGACTTGTGGCTAAAAGTTGCGGAAGATGAAGTTATGAAGTTTTTGGCTGATGTCGATGCCAAAGTTGCAGCACTCAACAAAATCATAGGGGCATAACATGTCGAAAGTTGTCAAAGAAATTTCCTGTGTTGTCGGGCAATACATGAACGCCGCCGGTCAACAGAAAAACCGCTACCAACGTATCGGTTCGATCATCAACACAAAAAACGGCGAAATGCTCAAACTCGATGTGATTCCGTTGCGTGAAGGCGGCTGGGATGGTTGGGCCTATCTCAACGATCCAAAGCCTCGTGATATTCCTGAAGATGACATTCCGTTTTAATCATGAATGCCGCTGATTTTGACAAATCAGACCGCCTCCAGCGCGTTTATAAGTTACTTAAACGTGGAGGCGAATTTACAACCCTTGACATCATCAACCAGGCGCAAGTCTGCGCGGTGAATAGTATCGTGGCTGAACTGCGGCAACACGGGCACCACATCACCTGTCAGCGCCGCGGCCACAAATGGTTCTATCGGCTAAAGTAACTCGAAATGCGGCGCGTCGATAAAAGGTCTTTGACCTTCGGCCCGCCGCTCATCAATGTAGGCATTCATGGCCGATTCCATCGTGCCTTGCCACTTGCCGATGTCTTTGATTGTCCAGGCGGCACCCCACCGTAAAGGCACGTTTTGCGCGATTGCAGCCGCTCGCATGGCCTCGGCAATGTCATCGTATAGGTTCAACTCCCAAGACGCTCGAGGCCCGATATAAGCCATCAGATCGACTGCCTTGCCTTCGAGGTGTTTGCTTGTCATGGTATGGCTCGCGCCCGCTGCGACCAGCTCCCGCTGCCGCTCCATGGTTCGCAATCCTTCAATCACGCCAAAGTCTACTTTGGTTTCTTTAATAGCTTGCAAGACGACACGCACCAAGCGGTCATCCACACCGTCCAAAGTTGCTAAAGATCGTGCGGATAGTTGAAAGCTCATCGCTTCATCGCCTGGGCAATGCTTGGCGCAATCTTTTCCACTGACCGGCCAACAACATACCCGCCAAGCCCAAATTCAACAATCGACCACAGTTTGATGTATTCGGCCTCTGACAAATTGGGCGCTGCCCAACCAAACCACCTGGCCACAATCAACACCACAAAAGTCAGCATGGTGAGCGGTCGCCAGTTGGCCGCTAACCAATGCTGGCTCGCTGCCTCGGTTTGTATGATTCTTGATGCGGCTTGCTCAAGCTCGGATTGTGCGGCCAGCAGCTGGCGCAGCATTTCTGCTTCGGCTTTGGCTTTTTCAGCTGGATCAGGAAATAGGTTTCCGACGACTCTTCCGAGAACAGGCAACAGCGCCGGAATCAGGTTTTGCAACATCAGTGTTTATTGATCCAAGACATCAGCCAACCCATGCCCGTCGATACAAAAGACACAATGGCCATGCCCATCCAAAAGCCACCTCGACCCTGATTGGCAAGCGCAACTAACTTTTCCAGGTTGTCTTCCATCTTGTCCATTTTTTTATCCATGTCATCAAACCGGCGCTCGTAATCCTGCACTTTTTGCCACAGTACGCCGTACTTGACCGGATCAAAATTTGTGTCATCAAACATAATTGGCCCTTATTCCGCAAATCTTCCCGCACCAGGTTCCAATGCTTTTTGTACTTCTTGCCGCTCTCGTGCGCTGCGAATCACGCGCCTGGCTTCTGATCCTAAAGGATAGCCGAAAGTTTTCAATCCTGCGATATTGCCCGCTTGCTCTAGTGCCCCCGCACCCTTGTTTGCAAGATATGCCACTAACGTATTGGAATTATTGACAAATGCTCCGCGTGGCTGAAATTGCGTGTAGGCCGCCACGTTGCCCAAAGTACGCAGCTGCAGCTGGCTTTCAGGATCAAAAATAGCCTGAAAGTTTTTTACATCATCTAATTTTTTGACGGCCTTGTTGTAGTTGGCCTGGCTAAAGTTGCCGCGCCCTTCGATGATCCCTGCTTTGTCAGACAACCAATTGATCGTGCCAGCTTTCATGTGTTGGTGCGCTACTGAATCGCGGCCCAAAGTGTTGACCATGGTGTTGATGTTTTTGTTGATCCCGTTAATGACAAACTTATCAAAATACTTGTCTGCTGGCACCGTATCATCGACTGCTGCTTTGTAGGCTGGGTCTTTTTTCAACGCATCAAATCGTGATTTGGTGAGGCTGCGAGCGGTATCGGCCAAAGGTTTTAAGGCGGCAGCTTCTCCTTTTAGCGGCACGTCTTCAAGCGCCTGGCGAATGTAACTAACGGCCTGGGCCCTATTGCCATCGCCAGCCCGTTCAGCCTTCCTACCTTCAGCTGCCAGGTTTGTTCGCAGCGCCTCAAACTGTTCAAAGTTCATAGGCGCACCTTTGCGAAACGCTCTTAGGTCGGCGGCAATTTCAGGCGGCACAAAGTTGGTTTTCATTTTCTTGGCCAGTAACGCATCAGCGTTTCGAACGATGGCTTGCGCGTCAACTGGAAAAGCCCCACCGTTGGCGTCTTCCAACGCTTTGTATGCGGCGCGAATGTCAACGTTACGGGCGTCATCCAACGTTTTGTAGGCGTTGATTAGGGCTTCACTAGATTCAATCGTTTTGGTCGTAAACACATCCGGCGCTGCGCGTTCACGGATCAATGGTACGTTTTCTACCAATTGTTCGTTCAACTTATTGATGTGATATGCCAGCTCTGGCTGTTGCCCTCTTAAATTTTGTTCGCGTGAAATTTTCACAGGATCTTGTGTGGCCATCCCCTCCGTCAAACGCATGGGAATAGGCAACGAATCAGCCTCTAAGTCCCGCATAAGTACGGGTTTGTTTGCTTTGTCTAAAGGCATATTGCCGTACATCTGCTGAAATTCCGGCGTAGCTGATTGCAATGCCTGGCGAATGGTTACGACATCGGGCACGGCTGCCGCACCCACACTGCCAAATGCGGGCACTTGCGGTTCAACTCTCGGTGTGACTGATGGTGTGACCGGTGGTGTAACTGGTGTTGGCCGTGCCGATGGAAATCTTTGCGTGATACCTGGTGCAACTGCTTCCGCAGCTCGCGCAATGGGCCGCTGTATCACTTGCGGTGTAATTGCCCTTGCGCCCGTAAGCGCTGCTTCCGCTGCGTATCCCGCCTCCGTTCTAACTGCCTGTCCGACACGTTGACCGGTGCGTGAAAACGGCGCTCCCATCATTCCGAGTTCTAAGTAATATTCAACATCGCCTTTAGGTATGCCGGTTTTCTCACTGATCCAATCCGCGCCCTTGGCAACGTTTTCACCAATAAATTCCATCAACCGCTGTGATGCTTCACCCTTGTATTCCGGCGTTTCTGTCACGCCTGCTGCCTTGCCTACCGGCCTTTCGAGCGTGCCCACCACAGTCGCCTGGCGTGCTGCAGCTTGCTCCGGTGTTTCGCCTGCCGCTCTTGCACCGGCATAGGTCACCATGCCAGCCACCGCGGGCACTGGACTATAAAGTGTGTCAGCCAATGCCGCGCTGCCGCGCAAAAAGGATCGCACTTTTTCGCCCACAGCACTGGCGGCTTTTTCGGTTTTAGTCGGCGGCGGCGGTGTATTAAAGGCTTCAGCCACTGCTGCATCAATGGCTTCCGGTTTCATCAAATCTTCAACGGTCAATTGGCTTGGCGTTTTCTCCGCTGCACGCATTTTTGCGATTGATTCATCGCTAACCCCGGCTACATCAACGCGCCATGGGCTTGCATCTGTTGGCTGCGCTCTTGGTGGCGGCTGCATACTCGGCGGCAAACTCGGCGGCTTTGCTGTTTGCGCTTGTCTTGGTGGTGTCCCATAAATCGCACCAGGCCCGCTCTCAAATTGCGTAATGCCTGCGGTCAGCTGCAGCCGTACTAAAGGATTGGATAAATCAATGGGTTGGTCGGGCTTTAGGCCCGTGACTTTGGCTACATGGTTGATGTAGTTTTGCGTGGCTTGCGGCGTGTTGCCTGGTGCATTGCCTGGCGACCATTTGTTAATGACTCCAGCCAGCGTATTGATGCCTTGCTTGCCATAGGATTGCAAATTGCGATCAAGCGCTTGCAGCCCTTCTTCCATGCTGCCGTACTGCGCCATCTTGCCACCAGGCATCAATGCGCCTGGATTGTTGGTTCGCAGCGGTGCTGGTTGTTGCTTTGATGGCGGCTGTTGTTTTGATGGCTTTACGCCAAACGCGTCATTCACCGCCGCATCGATGCTTGCTGGATCAAAAAGTTCTGTGGCCATCATCGCCCCTGGATCAGTCGTTGCATCGCTCCGATGTTTGTCACCAATCGTTTGTAACCAGGCGAATTAGGCCCGCCCGCTGCCGTCACCACTTCCCTGATGGCTTCCTTATCATTGTTTCGCATGGCATCAAATAATCGCACCGCATTCATGTCTACGGTTTGCGACCACTGATTTTGAAAGTCTCGTGCTGATATGGGATCTTTGGTTCGATTGAATGCGTTTTGCACGCCTTGATTGAACAAGTCCGTGGCTGTCGATAATGAACGATTGACCCGTGCGGTTTGTTTGATCGCCGGTGCTGTCCAATTCGTTGTTCCGGCAACTTCACCCGCAATATTTCGTGCCGCATCCGTGCCCGCCAATCCTGATGACTGCGCCAGTGATGCTGTTTGCAACGCCATGTAATGCCCTAACTGATTCAAGTTTGTAGCATTGTCTGTTGTAAACGGCAGCGCTGCATAACCACCACTCAACGCGCCAATAAATTGTGCGCCACGGCCTAAAATGACATCATCCGCAAGTTTGATGATCTGATTGTTATTGAACGTTTGCAACGGCACTTGCGCTGCAGCATTCGCTGCGCCCATACGTATTTGATCTGCCGCTTGGCTTGTTTGCTGTGTTTCGCCTGGACGCATACGTGCTACCGGCGTAGGTTCTTGTCCTGGTCTTGGTATGATGTCTGGCGGTCGCACCACACCCACTTGCACGCCTGGCTGCATTCCAGGTTGCATCCGCGGTCGGCCCGTAGGGGTAGGCAGCTTTGCACCTGGTAGTTCTCCTGCGGTCGGCGTTTCTGTTACAACACGTTGTCCCACCAAAAGTCCGTTAGCATCAAACACGTTGACAATCGGACGATTTTCCACATCGACTTGGCCTGTCGGTACTTCTAGTAGGTTTGGTGGCAGCTGCGCGGTGACCGTAGGTTCTTGTGCCACTTGAACTTTCGACACTTCCCCTGCAATCGATGGCCGTGTTGTTGTTTGGAATGTCGCCGCACCTGTGTTAATCATTCCTATCTGTGGCGCGAACATTTGTTGTTGCGTTTGCGGTGACAGCAACGAATTTGCCCCCGCAATAGCTAGTGACGGCAAATCTGCGCCAGGCGGCAATACTTTAAGCGTGTTTTTGTATGCCTCAATCAGCCGATGTAACTGCGGATTGTTGGGGTTTTCTGCGCGTAATTGATCTAATTCCGCGATATAAGCGCGTGCATCTCCAACTTGTAACCGGCCCATGAGGGCCAATCGTGATGCAATCATCGTGCGCTGATCTTGGGTTAGATTTTGCGCGGCTTGCGCGGCTGCGGTTTGATTGGTGTCTAAAGTTGTCAGCTGTTGTACCAATGCTGGCCCTGTCAGCGGTGCGATCCGCGGCACCAATTGATTCAATCTTTCGATGTCCATGCGGCCTTCGGGCGTTTGAAACAACGCCGGATCACGCATCAATTCCTGAATGCGTGCGCGTTCCTGTTCTTTCTGTTGCTCCAGGGTCAATGCAATTTGTTCTTGCTGATACTGCTGTGCGCCACGCGCAAAGTTCATCATCTCGCCCAAACTCATCGTGGGCATCGGCTTGATCTGCGTGGCTACAGGATTGACAGTTAGTGATGTAGTCATGGCCCTTCCTAACCTGGCGTGGGTATGGTTGCTGGCGGTCGTTGCAACAATTGATACATGAGTGCTGTATTGCCGATATTGCCCAAACCTCCGGCTAATGCGTTAGCTGCTCCAATTTGACCCGCTCCCAAAGCACTTGCGCCACCAATAGCTGCTTGGCCAATGTTTGTGCCGGTGCTTATTGCTGCCTGATTTGCCTGCGTTTGCCCTGTTTGCCCGATGCCAGCAATCCCTGCCAAGGTGTTGTAAATGTTTTGGCGCTGCGCCAACACTTGCGGCATCGCCGTGCCTACGGTGTAGTCAATCGCAAACTTTTGCGCCGCTCGATCCACGTTCGATCCACCGCCTCCTACATTTGCCATTTGTCTTGCAGCACCGGTGCCCTGCTCAATGGCAAACTGATACCCAGGCAATCCCATGATTTCCTGTCGGCTCACCGGTGATGTTAAACCAGGCAGCAGCTCACCAATCCGTGTCAGTGCTCCATAGCCTGCTTCTCGATAAGGCGCTTGTTGTTGATTGATGGTTTCAAACATCTGCCGCTGCACATCCGCAGCGTATTGCGCGGCTCCAGCTTGTTGCGCCGCAGCTGATCGCGCAGCGCTCGATTGCATGCCCGCCCCAATCAATCCAGCACCAGCGCCTAGCAATAGCGCGGTTCCTGTCCCTATTGCCATGTCATAACTCCTTGATAAACGTTCTTTCCAGCGGCCTAAAACCCGCTCGACCATACACTTTTTTCATCGCTTCCACGCGCTCATCTTCAAGTGCAATCATAAACAATGCCTTGGCATTTTTGTTCTTAGCCCAAAGCTCCATCGTCTTTAACATGGCCTTGCCAAGACCGCTACCTCGTGCGCCAGGCGTTAACCACCACCACAATTCTTGCGCCACCTGGTAGTTCGGGCTGAAATAAAGCGGATACAACAAACATGATGTGATACCTACAATCTCGTCATTCAGTTCTCCGACCAACAAAAGAATGTTTTCTTTATCCAAGGCGTTGGTTAAAAATTCCAACATGCCTTCTTTATCAAACGCGGCCACATGTTGCATCGGTGATGCTTCATGGAACTGCGCCGCAAGCTCCAAATACTTTGGCAAGTCATTTGCAGTAACTTGACGCACGTTCATACGATACTTGTGATGATGCCGTTAACCACTGTGACCGTCAGTGGCGGTGTATTTGCTGATATGAACGATCCTGTTGCGCCTGTTGTTGCAATCGCAATTGATCCTGTGCCGTTTGTGATGGCAATATTAGATCCCGCTGTCAATGTGGCTTTGGTCAGCGTGTTGCCTGTGGTGTTACCAATCAACAATTGACCATTGGTATAAGTGCTGTCGCCCGTACCCCCGTTTGCCACGGGCAAGATGCCGCTGACATGTGTGGTCAAACCAATCTTTCCATAGGACGGCGCTACCCCTACACCCCCTGAAATCAACGCATTGCCCGTGGCCACATCCGGCAATTTGGAAAGTGCGGTGGTTCCGGATGCAAACAACAAATCACCCACTGTGTAAGACGATTGCCCTGTACCGCCACTGGCTGCATTCAACACCCCGCCTAACACCACAGCGCCCGTGGTCGGCGTGTTGGGCGTTAATCCGGTTGCACCCGCAGAAAACGACAGCACGCCGGTGTTGGCAATGGTGATGGTGCCTGGCCCGTTGGTCACTGAAATGCCGGTGCCCGCCGTCAAGGTGTTCAACGAATACGCGTTATTGTTACCAATCAACAATTGGCCGTTAGTCGGTAATGTCGTTAACCCTGTGCCGCCTGAATCAATGGCTAAAGCAACGCTAAGATTCAGGGTCACAAATTGTGGGCTTTGCAGCCACACAATCCATTCTCTCGATGGCCTGCCGGTGACCGGTTCAATAAACGGGCTTGTTGGAAACCTCGTGTTTGTAAGACTTGCCATCAGTTGTCACCCGCACTGGCTTTCAAATTTGCAGAGATGATGACCGCTTTCACCGGATCGCTAATGGCCACTTCAAAGATTCGATCACGCGACCAACCTAATCGCCGCCAAATCGCTCGATTCTGATAGCTGCCTATTGCTCCAATCGTTGTCCAGTGTTCATTCGACCAGGTTGATCCACCATCGTTTGACCATCGCAACATAGCTTGGGGATTGTTGCCTTGACCCGTGACAAGTCCTACACCAGGCTGAAACTGGATCTGAAATTCTTCAAAAAACTGACGTTGTAAGTCTGTTGTTAAGTGCGGTGCACGCCGCAGCCGCCGTATCGGATTGCCCGCGTCTGTATACGTATCAAAATCCAGGCTGTAAATCTTGCCGTTTTCATAGTCACCAACCAGGTTTTTGTTGGCAAACGCAATGCCGCACTGCGCTCGATGCCGCTCATACACACTTGCTGGTGCATTCCAATAAAGCCATTTGAACCATTGTTGGGTTGCCAGGTCATAGACCCATGTCAAATTGATTTGCGGAAAACTAATGACGTAAAACTCGTGACCTTCAATCTGAAACGCCCATGCCCGCGCATCGCTGACATCATATCCAACCAGGCTGTTTTCCACCGCATGGGTTGATACTCTTTGGTATTCATAGCCCTTCATCATGCCAATCGTGGCGGTTCCCAAGGTATCCCGCGACAAAAACATAAATGTTTCTGCAAACCGTGCTATGGAAAACGCTGCTCCTATGCCGTTTTGACTCGACGCACCTGAAATCCGCTGGAATGGAAAGGTCACCAATCCTGGTATCTGACTGCCTACATCAATCCATACTTCCGATGTCACTTCACCCAACAAATACACTTGCCGGTGATCGACAATCAACGCCACCAACGTGTCCGGTGAACCATCTTTCGCACCGTATAGTCCCGTTGTTGATAACGGCGAACCAAGATCCGTGACCGCCCAGTTTTGAGTACCAGGTTCGTTGTAGGCGATGTAGTTGTCCACCGTATCTACAACAGTGGCCCCCTGCCAATCGCCATCTGTAGATGGCAACGTCACAAACGTATTGGTTGCGACCACGTAATAGTAGCGATTGACCCCATCACCAATGTACGCTGTCAATCCTTGGCTTGTCATCACATTGTCCGTAATCGACACCGGCCCTGAACTCGTGGTCAATGTGCCCACTTGCGTATAGGCCAGCGCTTGATTGATGCGATACACCACATTGCCACAAACGATGATTGCGTATTGCAATCCCGACAATGCCCGCATGCCGCGCACTTCCGCAGCTGCTGGCAATTCAATCTCTGTGACTAAGCCAGGCGTGGGATACAACGCCACAATACCGCGGCTGCCTGGCTGTTTGGTTGGGTCTATTTCCGGATAAAAATTGATGCATTCCTGGTCATCTTGATAAATCGACCTGGTGGTATAAGACGCGCCTACAAACCCAAAATCAGGCATCAAAGCCCCCGTTAGTTAAAGCCCCCATCAAGGATAAACGCAGCATCTTTAGGCCGTCCGGTCATCAGTACGTCCGGATACTTGGACACTTGCGGCGGCTTCATGTTGGTTCGCTTGATGGTTGCTTTGGCTTG